CTTGCATGGTGGGCAGAGAATACTCCAGATATCTTGACTGGTTGGAACGTAAAGTTGTTTGACGTTCCTTACATTTGTCGTAGGATTGAACGTATACTATCTTCCAAGTATATGAAGTCCCTTTCTCCTTGGAATAAAGTATATGAAAAAGAAGTCGAAATCAAGGGACGTAATCAGTTTGTATATGATGTCATTGGTGTCAGTGTCCTTGACTATCTGGATCTTTATCAGAAGTTTACTTATACTAACCAAGAATCATACCGACTCGATCACATTGCCAATGTAGAACTTGGTGAAAAGAAACTTGATCACTCTGAGTTTGAAACGTTCAAAGATTTTTACACTCAAGATTGGCAGAAGTTTGTCACCTATAACATTCATGACGTGGAACTTGTTGACCGTTTGGAAGACAAGATGAAACTAATTGATCTTGCAGTTAACCTTGCATATGACGCTAAGGTTAATTTTGAAGATGTCTACTATCAGGTACGGATGTGGGATAGTATCATCTATAATTACCTTACACCTAAAGGTATTGTTGTACCTCCCAATGAACGAAATGACAAAGATGCAAAGTATGCTGGTGCATATGTTAAAGAACCTGTCCCAGGACTTTATGAGTGGGTGGTTAGTTTTGATCTCAACTCCCTATACCCTCACCTCATTATGCAATACAACATCTCGCCAGAGACGTTACTTCCAACAAAGCATCCATCGGCAACCGTAGATAGAATTCTGCAGAAGCAGATTACTATTGATGGTGAGTATTGTGTATGTGCTAATGGAGCACAGTACAGGAAAGATGTCCGAGGATTTCTTCCTGAGTTGATGGAGAAGATCTACAATGAACGTAAGATCTACAAGAAAAAGATGCTTCAAGCAAAACAAGAAAATGAAAAGAATCCTAGTCCACAACTGGTCAAGGACATTTCAAAATTCAATAACATCCAGATGGCACGTAAGATTCAACTTAACAGTGCTTATGGTGCTATTGGGAATCAGTATTTCAGGTATTACAAGCTTGCCAACGCAGAGGCGATCACCCTTTCTGGTCAGGTCTCAATCCGTTGGATTGAAGATAAGATGAATGGATACCTAAATACTCTGTTAAAAACGGAGGATGTAGATTATGTCATCGCATCTGACACTGACTCAATCTATCTTAATCTTGGACCTCTCGTTACTAAATTTTTTAGTAATCGGGTTGGCGACAAAGCAGCAGTTGTATCCATACTTAACAAGGTATGCGAAGAAAAACTGGAACCTTTTATTCAGAGTTCATATGAAGAACTGGCAGCGTTCGTTTCAGCGTATGACCAGAAGATGATTATGAAGCGTGAAAATATCGCTGACAAGGGAATCTGGACTGCTAAGAAGCGATATATTCTTAATGTGTGGGATAGTGAAGGTGTTCGTTATGCAGAACCAAAACTTAAAATGATGGGTATTGAGGCAGTTAAATCTTCTACTCCTGCACCATGTAGGACTAAGATTAAAGAAGCACTCAATATTATTATGACGCAAACTGAAGAAGATGTCATACGATTTATTGACAAATTCAAAGAAGAGTTTTTTAGTATGCCACCAGAGGACATTGCATTTCCTCGTAGCGTCAATGGGTTGACAAAATGGTCTGACCCTGTTACGCTGTATAAGAAAAGTTGTCCCATCCATGTAAGAGGAGCACTCCTCTACAATTTTCAATTGAAGAAACGCAAACTGACTCACAAGTATCCTTTGATTCAAGAAGGAGAAAAGATTAAGTTCTGCTATCTACAAAAACCAAACACTGTTGGGGAGAATGTAATCTCATTCATTTCTAATTTTCCTACAGAGATTAACATTCATAAGAATGTTGATTATAAATTACAGTTTGAAAAATCATTCCTATATCCACTCAAGATTATTCTTGATGCTATTGGATGGAAAACTGAAAAAGAAGTTAACTTGGAGTTTCTATTTACATGAGTATTTTTGACACACTTGCTAAAGAGGCAAAAAATGATTATGCAAAACTTGTATCCGATGGTATTATTACTGGTGACGAGCAAAATTTTATCGGCACTGGATCCTATATCCTCAACGCTATGTTGAGTGGGAGTGTCAATGGTGGCATTCCTGATAACCGTGTAACTGCTATTGCTGGAGAACAAGCAACTGGTAAAACTTTTTATGCTATTGCGATTGCTAAAACCTTTCTTGATAGTAATCCTGATGGTGCAGTTTTCTACTTTGATAGTGAGGCAGCTGCTACAGCAGACCTGTTCAAGAACCGTGGACTCGATGCCAATCGAGTATGGCATTTCCCAGTAGATACTATTGAAGAGTTTCGTACTCAAATCATTCGTATCCTGGACAATCTTCTTAAGACAAAAGAAGAGGATCGTAAACCTCTGCTGATTGTTCTTGATTCTCTGGGTATGCTTGCATCATCTAAAGAACTTACAGATGCTCTAGATGATAAACAAGTTCGTGACATGACTAAATCACAAGTCCTTAAGTCAGTGTTCCGAATCATTACCAGTAAACTTGGTAAACTTAAGATCCCTATGATCGTTACCAATCACACATATAAGACCATGAATCCTTATGGTGAATCATCTGATATGGGTGGTGGTAGTGGACTTAAGTATGCTGCATCTACTATCATGTATCTGTCTAAATCAAAAGAGAAAGATGGAACTGATGTTGTAGGTAACATCATCAAAGTTAAGGCAAACAAATCTCGTTTCACTAAGGAGAATTCACAAGTTGCAACACGCTTATTTTTCGACTCACGTGGACTTGACAAGTATTACGGGTTACTGGAACTGGGTGAGAAGTACGGAGTATTCACCCGTAAGGGGAATCGTATCGTCGTCGGTGAATCTTCTGTTTATCCTTCTGTTATTCTCAAGGATCCTGAAAAGTATTTCACCGAAGAAGTGATGGAGAAACTTGATTGGGCAGCAGGTCAGGAGTTTAAGTATGGAGTTGAGTGATTACATTAAGGTCTATGATGATGTAGTCCCTGAATCAATATGTAAGAATCTTATTTCTACATACGAAAATTCAAATCCTGAATTTGTGAACAATGAAGGTAGACCTAAGTTTCATCATTTGGCACTAGACCCAGAGATGTCTAAATTCTTACTTGAGAATTTAAGACAATGCCTTTCTGATTACGCTTTGTCAACAGAGTTGACGAAGTGGATGCCAGGGAAGTATGCTGTTGAGGACTTTCGAGTCAAGAAGTATCGTAAGGGTACTGATGATCGCTTCTCTACACACGTAGACGTTGGTGATCATGCTAGTGCAAGAAGGTTTCTTGCTTTCTTCATTTATTTGAATACTATTGAGGAAGGTGGTGAAACTGCATTCCCTGGTATCAAGACAGTCAAACCAAAATGTGGTAGAGTGTTAATGTTCCCACCTCTATGGACATTTCCTCATGAGGGAAGACCCACTATCAGTGACCACAAGTACATCGTTGGATCTTATTTGCATTACATATGAATTCTCTTGAGTTTACAATCATCAAGAACTTGGTTACCAACGATGAGTATCGTCGTCAGGTATATCCGTACTTAAAAAAGGAATACTTTGAGAGTGACCACAATTCATTATTGTTTACTCTAGTATCAGAGTTTATCTCTACATATGAAAAGTGTCCAACCAAAGAATCTCTTGAAGTAGATCTTCAAAATAAGAAAAACATTTCAGAGGAGTCGTACAAAAATGTTAGTACGCTCATACAGCAGTTAGAACCTGACAACTGTGATTATAAATGGTTGTTAGATTCAACAGAAGAGTGGTGTCGCAATCGTGCTATCTACCTTTCTCTTGTAGAAAGTATTCAGATTGCAGATGGTAATGACAAAGAGAAAGACATGGGTGCTATCCCATCTATTCTCTCTGATGCTATCTCTGTTTCTTTTGACAATAAGATTGGTCATGATTACCTAGATGATTATCAGGAGCGATTTGATTTCTACAACAGAGTAGAAACTAAGATTCCTTTTGACCTGACAATGTTTAATAAGATTACTAAAGGTGGTCTTACTAATAAGTCATTGAATGTTGCTCTGGCAGGCACTGGTGTGGGTAAATCCCTATTCATGTGTCATGTGGCAGCAGCGACTTTATTGCAAGGGAAGAATGTTCTGTACATCACATGTGAGATGTCAGAAGAAAAGATTGCAGAACGTATTGATGCTAATCTGTTGAGTGTACCAATTCAAGACCTTGCTGGATTACCTCAGCAGTTATATGAGAGCAAGGTTACCAATCTGATGAAGAAGACAAATGGTAAACTTATCATTAAAGAATATCCTACTGCATCTGCACATGTGGGACATTTTAGGTCTCTTCTTAACGATCTGTCTCTTAAGAGGAGTTTTAGACCCGATATTATCTTTGTGGATTACCTTAACATATGCACTTCGCAGAGATTCAAAGCAAACTTTGTCAACTCATATACCTTGGTTAAAGGTATTGCAGAAGAACTTCGTGGTCTCGCTGTGGAACAAGGTGTGCCAATCGTCTCTGCTACTCAAACCACTCGTTCTGGTTATGGTAGCACTGATGTTGACCTTACTGACACTTCTGAATCCTTTGGTCTCCCTGCTACTGCTGATCTTATGTTTGCCCTTATTAGCACTGAAGAGTCAGAGCAACTGGGGCAGATACTAGT